TTTTTTTTTCTATAGTTTTTCGTTTTAACATCATAAGCATTATACTCACCTGTAGTCATATTTAAAGTAACAATATCTATAGGTCCAAGTCCTCCAAGTGGTGTAAATACAAGTATATTAGGGTCTTTGGCAAAGTCAAGCTGTGCTGCAAGTTCATTGATAAGTCCAACAACTGCTTTCTTTCTCCTAGCCATTCCATTTAAACACACCAACAATAGCTGCAATCAGACCTGCTAAAAATATTAGTACGTTTACAGCTCCCTTTCCCTTGTTCATATCTTGTCTTAAATCTTTTATATCTTTACGCATCTCATCTATAGCTTTAAATAATGTTTTCATTCTTTCTGCACAGATAGCTTCATGCTTTGATAATCTTACGCCTGTCATTTGACTTGTTAATTCTTTTGCTGTTATAGTTTTTTTTCTAGGCATATCAAACTTTTTCTCCTACTTCCTTACATTCAAATTTTATGGCAAGTTTTTTTTGTTCTATTTTTTCACCATATAGTTCTTTTAGTGTATTATGAGAAGATTTATATCCTTGTAAAATACAATCTTTATATGAATTAAACTCTAATGGTACTACATGAGTTGCTGTGCAAATAGGTGTAGCACTATTTAAAAAACTACAAACATGAAGTAATAAAATAAATTTCATAATAAATAATTTTAATTTAAGAGATAAATAAAGTAATACTTATCCATCCCAATATTTTTTTATCATTTTTTAAACCAAGATGGAAGTCCAAGATGAGGTCTTTTATCAAATAAATTAAACTTTGAACCTGGTGTTTTTTTATTATTATAATGAAGAAATATTTGACAACATTCTTTGCCTTTAAATTTATTTCTCCAATGCTCTAATTCGCAACCCTTATATATTAACATATCACCAGGATTTAAAGAAACTTTTACACCTTTCATTCCTTCTTTACCTGAAGGTTCAAGGTATATATCCCAATGATCTCCACCAATATTTAATGTAGTAGATATTTCACAACTAAATCTATCTTTGTGTCTTTTTAATTCATCACCTTTTTTATAAACTCTAGTATATGTATAAGATGGATTTAATTTTAATCCTGTTGATTTTTCCATAATTGGATGAATTTTTAATAATAAAGTTTCTGATAAAATATCTGCATAAGAAGAATAAGTGTTTGGAATTTGCTCATCAAGAGTATGTGTTCCCATAATGGTTTCTGATGGTGGAAAATATTTATGATTTTCAATAGTTAAACAAACTTGTTTTTTCATTGTAAAATAATTATAGATAAGTTCACATAATTCTTTTGATAAAACTTTTTTAACTATTGTGTATTTATTTTTTTTAAACATTTTTTAAATTTAATTGAATATTCCAATGAATGAATCTAAAAGGTTCTTTACCTAAATCAACCGAAAATTCATGTTGTAAATAACCTGGAAAAATAATTAACAATCCAGGTATTGCTTTTATATTAATTACTTCTGAATTATCTAAAACTTTATTATTTCTTGATTGTAATTTTGTAGTTCTTGCTCCAATTCTAGGATCATGGAAAACAGGGTAAGAAGTTTTGTCACTAGCTTTTAAAAAATAAAATCCTGAAACATGGCAATTCGAATGTATGTGTGCAGAGTGATGACCACCACCTTTTTTAGCAAACTCTTGAACCCAAAACTCACTAAGAGTATAATTATACAAGTTCATATCACAACCAAATATATCCAAATATTCTAAAGATTTTTTAATTATATAATTTTTAAAATCAAAAAAATCATTATCATTTATTAATGTGTCTGAATGATATGTCCTTCCAAAATCTCCATGATCTTTTATCCATTTTTTTGATTCTTTAGTAGATTTAGATTTTTTAATATATTTGTTTGAAGATTTATTTAATGATATTATAAAATCTTTTTTAACTTCTGTCCAAATAGGAGTAGGGAAAAAATTATGAATATTCATTTAAATTTTTTTCCTCTCACCCAACAAACTAATGAATATCTTGTACCTGATCTAACAGGTTTAACTCTATGCCAAACAAAACTAGGAAATACTATTAATGAACCTTTTGGTAATGCTTTTTTTATTTCAATAATATGTTTACTTTCATCTCTTAAATTAGGATCGTAATTTCTTAAATCAAATTCTAAATTACCACCACTATATTCTGATGGATGAGATAATTGAATAGTAGATGATAATTTTCTAATTCTTTGATCTTCATATGGTTTTTCAAAAGAATCATAATGCCAATCATAAAATTGATTTAATTTATATTTTGTAAATTGACAATCTTCTGTTTGGTCAATATCAAAATTCCAATTAGCTTGTTTGTTAGCAAGTGTAATGTAATTATGTATTTCTTTAAATATCCAATTTTCTCTTAACCAAACTATATTAGAATTTCTTTTTTGTTTTACTTTATTAATTTCTTCATTTGTTAAAGGATTTTTTTTACAATCTCTATCAAAGCCAACTGTACCAGTTGCAGCAAATTGATCTTGTCTGCTAATTGCAAAATCTACAATTTGATCACAAAATCTTTCAGGTAAAAAAGAAGGTTTATACCAATAATAATTTTCTAAAATCATCCAATATATTTGTATAATATGGTTTGAATAAAATTTAATTGATCTTTTTGTAAATTTTTAATGTAATACATACACGTTGCTGGAAACATAATAATATGATTGTTTTCTAATGGTATAGTTAAATTTTTATTTTTTTTTCTATTATTATCATAATGTATTGTAACAATACAATTTTCAACATTTACACCATATAATAAAGTATAATCTACTGAATTTTTTAAATCAAAAAAATCTGCGTTAAGTAATGGTGTTGAAGTTTCACGTGGTTTATAAATATTTCCAAAAAATTTTTCATTAATTAATATTAAATTATTTTCAACTTTTAAATGTTCCATAATATATCTATTAAGTACATCTAGTTCTAAATATGAATAATTTTTTTTAGTTAAACTTTCTTCTAAAATTTTTGATCTTATTTTATTTCTATCTATTAAAGTATTTTTAGGCATTACTATTTCGCCTGTGTATAAATCAATTTCAGATAAAACTTTTTTCTTAATGTCAAACATTAATATTAATTATTCAAGTTCTATAGATATTAAATTCCATTGTTGATTTGTTTCATCCCAATTATAAGTATGAGCATGAGTACCTGCTGTATTTTGTGCAAGTTGTTCTGAAGTTAGATTTGGTTTTGTAACTGGAGCAACCCAATCAGGTATAGTTTTATCTTTAACCCAAGAACGATAAGGTTTTCTTGGATAAAAAATATCATCTTCTTCATCATAAATTCCACCTATTGAAGCAAAGTTACCTCTAAATGCTTTTGAATTATCTCCTGATAAATGAGTATTGTGTATAGTATTGTAAGATGTTTTTACCCACATAGCTCCAAGCCAACCAGTAGTTTGTTCTAAAAATTGTTGACCTATTGTTTCATCTTCTTGATTGTCAGCATTTCTACAATCAGCATCTGCCACAACATTTACAGCTATTACTTTTCCATTAATTCCTAATTTTGCAAAATGTGCCATATTTTTCCTTATTGATATTTATACCTTATAACAACTATTCCTGATCCTCCAGCAGTTCCAGTTGTTGATGGAGCAGGACTTTCTGAACCAGCAGCTCCGCCAGCACCTGTATTAGCAGCTCCAGCAGTTCCTATTCCTGTTCTACCATTTGGTCCAGGTGAGTGTCCTCCTGGACTAAATCTTTGTCCGCCACCATATCCTCCTCCTGAATAATAAACAGGAGAAGCAGTAATTTCACTTTCAGCTCCGCCACCTGAAGATCCATAAGCTCCGCCTGTACCACCCATGC